TCCTGACCCCTGGGGTTGGGACGATGTCGATCTGGTCACGCGCTACTGCATGGCTGAAGGCAACATCAAGATGCCAGAGTGTGTCGCGACGCACCAGTGGCATCCGTCGACGCAGATCGATCAAGGTCCGAATGAGCGCTACTTCCAAGCGAAGCAAGCGGAAGGGGCAGACGAAGTCGCGAACCGCGGCTGCGAATGGGGTATCGTGGTACCGCGATGAAGCCGATCTCGATCCTGATTTGCATCCCGACTGTTCCGGGACGCCAAGCTTACCTCTGCAATGCAGCAATCGGTTTCGCAACGCGAACACCGGCTGTCGAGTACCACTTCTCAATCGTGACCGACGCAGAGTCGGCTGGTGAAGGTTGGAACCGCTGCGCTGCGCAGGGCCTTGAGTGGTGGCCGGAGTCGACCTTCCTGCACTTTGCCAACGACGACACGGTCTGCGCTCCGGGCTGGTGGCCGCCGCTGTATGAAGCGATTGAGCGCGGCTGCGTCCCGTGCCCGCGGATCGAGCCTGCTGGCGGCCACATCGCCGGCAACATCTTCCAGGATCATCCACCGATGCCTCCTGGTGACAACTTCCCAGTGCCACGCGACAAGATGGCGTACTTCTACGCTGACCTGCCGGAAAACCAGCCGACTGAGGATTGGGCTGAGCTCAACCACGGCAACCTTCCAACCTGCTCGCGCGAGCAGTGGGAATCTATTGGTCCGTTCCCACCGATTCACTACGGAACGGACGTGTATTTCTACCACCGCGCTCGACAGCTGGGCTTCCCGATTGTCGCGCGGATGAACTCCGTCTTCTACAACTTCAACGCGCCACAGGGTCGGCATAAGCCTGGTTGGTCTGAGCAGACGGCGCTCGACTACGACAACGTCTTCGCGCTGCCGAAGTACATCTCAGGAGAATTGAAGCCAACGGAGCGCGATCCTCTCTGGCGGACACCAGAGGGGGAGCGTTTAGCTGCTAATTGGAGAAAGGCGGCCTTCGGATGAGCGAGTACGAGATTACAGGCGAGCCACAAGAAGGTGGTTACATCGAGCAGGTCGAACTAGACCTGATTGCGAAGCCTCCTTATCTACTAGTTATCGACATCATCAGCGCTGCACCTTCAGATAAGACAAGCGTTTTGTCTGTTTGGCAGATATAACGAGCGATATGACGGAACTTGACCCAGTCGCTGTCGAGGCCGACAAATTCGCTAATCAGCTGGTGTACGAGCTTTCGTGGTTGGTGGAGATTCTGCGGAAGAATCCACCGTCAAGTGTGCTGGAGATCGGGGTCGAGCACGGCGGCTCGATGTGGGCGTGGGCGCAAGTCGCTACAGATGATGCGCGATTGATGGGCATTGACGCGGCTTTGTCAGGGAACGGGTTCGAGGAAACAGTAACTCGCTGGCCGTGGCCTGCACGAGCACAGCAGACGCTCTGTTGGGTACAGGCAATGAGCCAGAGCCCCGAGGCGGTTGCAGAAGCTACCGCACGCGCACCGTTTGACTTCCTCTTCATCGACGCAGACCACGCACTAGAGCCAGCAAAACTAGACTTCGAGTTGTACTCCCCACTAGTACATCCGGGCGGTATCGTCGGTTGCCATGATGTCGTAAACCAGGCGAAAGAGTTCTGGGCATGGATCAAGCAGGAACATAAGACGGACGAGTGTGTGGACCCAAATAATCAAGGCTGTGGAATGGGCGTCATCTACCTGTGAGCATCACGCTTCTGATATCGACGTTCAATCGCACCCCGCTACTGAATCGCTCGCTCGCACGGCTGCTCACTTTCACACCACCAGAACAGATCATCATCGTCGACGACGGCTCCTCAGACGGCTGCGAAGAGACGTGCTGGCACTACACGCAGCAGGGCTTACCAATCACGTATATCTACCTTGATCGGCCGTTTGATTCGAATCCGTGCTTGCCACGGAACATCGGCATCAAGCTAGCGACGACGACCGACATCCTCGTGACCGAACCGGAGATTCTCTTCCTGACTGACATCGTCGACCAAACCGGAGCTGCACGTTCGACCAAACCGGAAGACATCCTCTACGGGCGGACGTATCACGAGCCCGCAGCCGGCGCGACACTCGACGAGTGCGAGACCATCGATCACTTCCCGTTCTACTCGCTCTACAAGCGCGAGTGGCTCGAGGAAGTCGGCGGCTACGATGAAGCTTTCCCCGAAGCGTGGGGTTGGGAAGATGTCGATCTCAACGGCCGGCTCGCTGAGATCGGTCATCACACAGTTCGCATAGACGGCTGCGCTGCAGTACACCAGTGGCATCCGTCGCGAGTAAACGAAGCCGTCGAACAGGAACGTCACGCGCGAGCAAAGCGTTGGCCACAAGACATCGAAGCCAACCAGGAGGCGGGCTCGTGGGGAGTTATTCCAAGCACCTAGAAGCTGAGATCGCTACGTGGGTCATCGACAACCCAGAGGAACGATCTGAGAAACTAACGCGCGAGCGCATACGCCACTACGGGATCGTGAAGGCGCTGCTGCTCGACAAGCTGCCGACACACCGCATGGCAATCCTTGAAGTCGGCGGTGGCCCGCTGCCGGTCTCCGACTTGCTCCCGTTCCGGCGTCGGCTTGTAGTCGATCCCTGTACGGAGTCATATCGAACGATCGCACCGTGCCCCGACCACGTCGATGCAGAGATCGAGCGATTTGCGCTGCGGCAAGAGTGGGATCTGATCATTGCCACGAACAGCCTTGATCACGTGCAGCACGTCGGCGCCGCGCTCAAGGTGATGCACAGAGCGCTACGACCAGGCGGTTACATCGCGATTCTCTGTGCGGAGAACAACGCTCTAACGCATCCGCACCCGGCGCACGAGCACAACATCACGGCGCGAACGATCCATGCGGCGTTTGACGCGGACTACGAGACCGTCTGGGAACTCGACTACGAGAACGACGGTTTCCGCTATGGTTGGGTGCCGTTCGAAGGCAAGCGCGGCCAACCAGCGTTTGCGCTGCTAATGCGGAAAGCAGGAGGCTACAGTGGTTGACGCTCTTCGAGATCTCGCAACGGCGATCCGCGAGCTGATTCAGTACCTGCGTGCGCAAGAGCAGCGTGATAACAACCGGCGGCTCTTCGAGCAAAACATCAGATGAGCGAGTTTCGTTGCGGTGTTGTCATTCCGACATGCGCTGGCCGTGAGGAGAATCTCCGCGCTTCGTTCGAGAGCCTTGTCGCGCAGACGTATTCAATTGAGCGAATCGTGGTGGTACACGATGGCGGCGACCCGGTTGCCGTCTCCTACGTGCCGAGCTTTATCGAGAATGCCTACGTCGCCAAGCACCGCCCAGGGCTTGAGCAGCCGCGCAACATCGGCGCTCAACGGCTGCAGGAGATCGCGCCGGATTGCACACACGTTTGGTTCGTAGACTCCGACGTTGTGCTCGAGCCGACAGCACTCGAAGCGTTCGCCGCTGCGGCAGCCCTTCACGACGAGCCGCGCATCCTCATCGGACCATACGACTTCCTCGCACCAGGCGAGACGGGGCTTCATCCCGAAGCGCGGCAAGACCTTCGCTGGAACAGCTTCGACGATCACGGACCCGAAGAGATCCACTACCACCCTGTCGCGGCTGGTTGTGCGTGCTTCAGCGGCAATCTCGTTTGGCCGCTCAAGGAGTTTCTCGATATCGGCGGCTTCTGGAACGAACTCCACCACGGACGTTGTGAAGATGGTGAGCTCGGCATCCGCGCGACGATGGCTGGGATCGGGGTTTCGTTCGTTCGCGGTGCACGCGGCTATCACCAGTGGCACCCAGCTGACAGTGTTCGAATCGAAGCAATCAACCGTCGCGATGTACCGATGATCAATCGTCGACATCCGTTTATGCCCGATGGTGTGGGCGACCACCTCTTGATGACAGCGAAGGACGGAATCCGTTTCGACTTCCGCTGCCCTGCCTGTGACAAACGCATGAACAGCCTGCTCTACTGGGAGCACTGTGGCGGCACGAACTGGGAGTGTACCGCCACTAACTGAACTGACAAAGGAGCCGCGTGTGCTTGCAGCGTTTGACGTAGATGGCACAATCGACGCGGACCCTCCTCTCTTTCTCTCGCTGATGCAAGCGCTCCGCGCTGCGGGGCACAGCGTTGTTGTCTTGACTGGCGCCGGCACCGACAAGGTGGCGCCCGACGACATCGCACAGAAGAAGGAATACCTTCAGAGCCTTGGTTGCGCAGACGCGTACGACAAGCTCGTCGTCTTCGCGGCGCCTCCTGCTGAGGCGAAGGCTGCATGGATCAAGAACAACGGTGTCGATGTGCTGTTCGACAACAACCGCGGCAATGCTCAAGCCGCGAGCCAATACTGCACAGTGCTCCTGCCGTGGGCATCACGCACCGGAAACAAGAACAACGCAGTGGATGGTGAAAGCTAATGACGACTGATCCTAGCCGCCCGATCGCTCCTGCGCCGGCTCCTCAGATCCCTAAGAAGGTTGTCGTTCTCGTCAGCAAGGACCGCTGACGTGTGCTGGTCTTGTGGTGCTGCGGTGAACGATCCGACGCTCGCACCACATCCACACAACGATGGCCGCTCGATCACAACGTCTGTTCTTCAAGACGCAGCTGACCACGCAGGAACAGACATTCCTGGTGTCGTCGGGAATCTCGTGAAGACACTCGCTGGTCAGAAGTTCACAGTTGCGAAGGGAGTACAGATGCACGACGAAGTGATCAACATCGGCCGTGCGGTCGCTGAGGCTTACGAGGAGTTCGTGGCAGTGCGTGTGTTGAAAGCGGTCGATGAATCGCGCTACACACTTGGACTTGCCTACCCCGCAATGCGTGCTGATGTCTCGCGCGCTGCTGATGGCCATCGCGACTTTGTCGGCGCCGAAGCTCTCGAGAAGTGTGCATGGGAGTGGATGCGAAAGAGCGGCGACATTGGTCTCTTCCACCGTGAAGGAACCAGTGGTCACGCCACTGTAGTCGAGAGCTACATCTACCGCGGTCCTGACTGGCATCAGGTCTCGCCGGTTGATGAAAAGAGTTACCTCGTGAAGTCTGGTGACTGGATGCTAGGCACCGTCTGGGACGAGTACGGCTGGCAGTTGGTCAAGGCAGGACTGGTCAAAGGCTGGTCTCCAGAAGGCGGAGCAAAACGCGCAACCGCGAGCCCTGAGCGGCTTGCCCTACTCAGGAGTGCTTGATGAAAACTGAAGACGAGATCACCGAACTGACGATGCTTGACGCATCCAAAGTAGCCGGGGTCGCAAGTCCTGCGAACGGGACTCCGTTCCTGCTGCTCAAAGCTGCGGCAACCGCTGAGGACACACAGAAGCCCTGCACAACCTGCAAGGGTGACGGCAAGATCCTCAACAACAGCCGGAAGTGCCCAGACTGTAACGGCACCGGCAACGTCGCGAAGACCGCAGAGGAACTCGGGCTCGTGAAGTGCGTTGCGTGCGACGGAACTGGTAAGCCTGCTGGCCCTGCGTTAGTTCCATGCGCCGAATGCGGTGGTGCTGGTCTCGTGAAAGCCGAAGCCGACGATATCGAGAACGAAGTCACGAAGGCTGACGAAGCCGACGAGCAAGAGGACGAGATGACAGACGACGCGGAGAAGGCGAAGCTGTCCGCCGCGGATCGGAAGAAGCTGCCGAAGAAGAGCTTTGCGTACGTGGACCCAAAGGGGAAGGGGCACCTTCCCATCCATGACGAGAATCACGTTCGTGCAGCGATGGGTCGACTCAGCCAGCAGGACTTCAGCGATGCGCCGGACCCAGCCAAGGCAAAGTCACTCGCAGCTCGCAAGATCAAAGCGGCAGCATCCAACCACGGCATCGTGATCGAAGACGATTCCGATGTTGCACAGCAAGCGAAGAAGGCGCTCCAACTCACAAAGGACGAGCAGAGCTGGTTGATGGAAGACCCGACCCTCAAGAAGGGTGACGTGCAGGATGCGCTCGACGGGACAAAGACTCCCGCTGAAGCAGGGCACCTAGCAACGGGTGGCAGTGAACTCGCCGGACCTGTCACAGACGGGGTATACGATCCACCGCACCCTGGGCCGGCTGGAGTTGTGGAGACCGGCACCAGCGGTGTAACGTCTTCACGCCGCGGCGGCGAGTCTGCATACATCATCCCCGCTGAAGACAAGATCAACGGGCCTGCTGTTGCTCGTGATCCAGCGACCTACATGAAAGCTATCGCTGCTGCTTCGTTGATAGAAGCGATGGGCGCGATCGAAGAGCAGCGAGCAGCAATCAAGGACGGCAAGTTCTTGCAGTTGGATCAGCCAACAGGAGCTGCCGCAAACGAACCTTCCAGCATGCCGTGGGAGACTTACGACGCCGCGACGCTCGCACAGGTTGCGATGGTACTCGCCAGTGCTGGCTGCGCGATCGACGCGATTCAACAGCGCGAAGCGGTCGAAGCAGCTTCTGGCCAGTCCAGCGACTACCAAGATTCATGGGCGCTCGGCGACGCAGAACAGGCGCTCGAGTACGCGCTTGGCATCGCAGCGAGACTTGCCTACGGCGAAGCCGCAGCTGCTACTGCAGCCGGTGACGCAACGAAAAGCGTGGAGCTTGTGGAGAAGCTTGGCCGCAAGCTCAGCGGAACGAGTGAGTCTGCGCTTCGCGCGGCTCGCGATCATCTCACCAGCGTGCTAGGCGATGGTGGGAGTAAGACGGCCAGCGGCGCTGGCTCGAACTCCAATGAAGGAGAAACGATACAAATGGAAGTCACGAAGAGCGACTTCGTAGCCAGCGTCGATGAGATCGTCAAGGCGCGGCTCAAGGCCGAGAAGAAGGCAGAGAAGAAGGCAGCCAAGGAAGCGAAGAAAGCTGCTGAACTCGCTGCTGCTTCTAGCGACGAGACAGTCGATGAGGCTGAGAAGAACGCCAACAACGGTGGAGACATCAGCGCTGCTGACATCAAGCCGAAGAGCGAGCAAGATGCTGACGACGTGAACTCCGTTGGTGGAGCCGTCAACAGCGAGTACATCAACAAGGGTCTGGAGACGGCCTTCGAGACGATCACCAAAGAACTCGGTGAAGTCAAGGGCCTCGTCACCAGGATGGGACAGAAGCCGCGTTCGGGCGGTCCAGTTCTCGACGGTACGCCGCGGGGTTCATTCCCGGCTGAGGGCGGTCGTCACTCGGAGACAGTGACCAAGAGCGAAAGCGGGGAGATGATCGAGCGTCTTGAGAAGGAGCTCGAAGACACCAAAGACCCACAACAGGCTGCTGATCTCCGGTTGCGCATCACGCGCGAGCGTCTCTACGAGGCGCACCTGACCGGCCAGATCTGACCTGAACAACCTCCCCCCGAACCACAGAGGAAACAAACGATGGATGCGAAAGAGATCACGGCGGAGACGCTGGCGATGCTGAAGAAAGCAACGACCAGTGGCCTTCTCGTGGCAACGGGCGTCCAGGGCGTAGACCTCAGCGGACTTGTTTCGCTAGTCCCGGTCAACGTTCCGGCCCGCAACAACACGAGCGCGTTCCCGCGCACGATCGCTGGTGAAGGTAGCCAGACGGCGACGTGGCGAGCACTGCTCAACATCAACAGCGCGCAAGCGAACCCGGCCGTTGGCCGTGACTACGCCGGCACGCTGGTGCAGTTCTCAGAGCAGGATTGCTTTGCTCAATACCAGCCGCTCGCAGAAGCTGGCCGTGTGACGCTCGACGCGGTTGCGGTCGCTCGCAACTTCGCGGACGCGCTCGCGACAGCAGAGCTGCAGACCCTGAACCAGCTGTTCATCGGTCAAGACATCTACATCGTCAACGGCCAAGCTTGGTCGTTGGGTACGCCTCCGACCCCTGTCACCACAGCGGCGACTTCGGGCGGCAGCATCACGGGCGGCACGACGGTGTACGTGAAGGTGTGCGCGCGCTCCGGCACGAACTACTACTACGGTGGCAACTCTGTCGCTTCGGTAGCGGGCAGCATCACGACAGCGACAGGGCAGAACACCAACACCGTTTCCGCGAGCATCGCCGCAGTAAAGGGCGCGGTCGCTTACGACTGGTACGTCGGCTCTTCAGCGTCGAGCCTGTTCTACTACACCACAACCTCCGTGGCGAACGTCACGATCACGGCAGTGCCGACTACGGCGCAGAGCGTTCCAACGACTCTGCCGTTGCTGTCGACCATCGCTCCTCCGAGCACGCCTCCGTCCGCTGACACCAGCTGGAATCAGAACTGGTTCAACGGTTTGATCGCAACGACTCTGGGCGACTACGGCTCTTCGGGGCCGGTCACTCCAGGCACGGGCCAAAACCCAAGCGGTGCGACGTTCATCGACAACGGTGGCGCTGCATTGGCCGCGTCGGGCGCAAGCATCACGCTGCTCGACACGATCAACGACGATCTCTGGACTTCGGTCCAGCTGTCGCCGACCGCGTACATGGTCAACTCGCTGCAGGGAGACGAGATCAGCAAGCTGCTGCTCAACTCGACTGCATCGACTACGTTCCTGCCTCCGACTGATGCAGACGCGCGTACGAACCTGGCTGGTGGCGGGTACGTCGGGCGCTATATCAACAAGGCTGCAGGCGGCGTGCCTGTCGCGATCGAAGTGCATCCGCACGTTCCTCCGGGAACGATCATCGCGCGCACGGATCGCGTTCCGTTCCCCGGTAGCAACATCGGTTCGGTGTTCGAAGTGCGGTGCCAGTACGACACCATGCGCTTCGATTACGCCGCGAACTACAACCCCGGCGTCGTAGGTGGCGGACCGCGTTACGACTTCGAGATTCGCTCGATGGAGGCGCTCATCAACCGCGCTCCCGTCGCGCAGGCTGTTGCGACCAACATCGCGTAAGCCGTCTCGATCCCCCTTCGCTGGCCGGCCGCTCCTTCTCGACCTCCGGGGGAGTGGTCGGCCGGCGAAGTCCTACTGAAAGGAGGTGTCCAATGAAGATTCACAATGTAGAAGAGCATTACCAAAACGTTCACCGCATCGATCCGTACCGCGGAGAGGTGATCGAACGTGTACGGCAGCTACGGCGTTCGAGCGTTGAGCGCATCAAGCATCCTGACTTCGGAACGTACGAAGTCGGTCTTGATGGTGCGTTTGACGTGCCGAACGACGTCGCTGTCTACTTCCTCAAGCAACCGGGCTGGTACGAAGGCGTGAGTCCGTTCGAGATCAAGCCGGCGGCTGCTGTCTCAGTTGCTGCAAAGACCGCGCGCAAACCGCGACAGGTTCCTGTCGCCGCCTAAGTGCGCGTCGTTTGTCCGTACACAAGCCTGCATCCGCTTGCGGAGCAGGCGTTGGCGGACTATGCCCCACTTGCTGACTGCCTAGAGCTCCACGAAGCTGACGACTACTACAAACTTCTGTGCGAGCTCTGGGCAGCCGGCGAAGCTTTCCTCGTTGTCGAGCACGACATCGAGATTCACGAAGGTGTGCTACCAGCGCTCGAGACCTGTCCTGAACCGTGGTGTCTTTACGGCTACGGCGGCCCAACGCCGGAGCACCTCTTTATCGGAAGTCTCGGCTGTACTCGTTTCTCTGCTGCGTTGCTTACAGCAGTGCCCGCACTGATGACCGCGTTGCCGGTGCGGCACTGGCAGCGGCTCGACTGCGAGATCTTGCCTGCGCTCCGAACTGCCGGCTTTGAGCCGCACGTTCACGAGCCTCCGGTCCTACACCATCACGTCTACAACGACTGCTGCGCATGCGGCAAGGAGCATTGACATGACGCGAGCCGAACAGAGACGACAGCTGAGAGAGGAAGGCTGGCGCGGCAAGAAGTCGAAGCGTGGTGCAACTCGTGAGCAGGCTGAGACGAACGTGAAGACGAAGAGCATCGAACGTTCACGACAGAACTTGAAGTCGATGGGAATCTCGCTGCCGTGAGCACGCCAGCACCGCAGTTCACACCGACGCCGTTTGCTACAGCGATTGTCAGACCGGATACAGCTAGCCTCTTCCGGCGCGCGCCGTACATCAGCGTATCTGAGTTTTCGCAGGCGCCGACCGCCATTGCGACAAACACGCTGGTTCCGGGCGGCACGGAAGCACAACAGCAGCAGTCGCTGGCGAATACGATCATGCGCGCAAGCGATTGGGTCGACACGATCTGCTTCCATTCGCAGGACGGGACGCTCGCAGCGTCTCCCTCGACGGAGTCCAGCTGGGTGAAAGCAAAGCCTGACGGATCGCTCGCGCTGCAGTGCTACTACCGGCCGGTGCTTGAAGTAGACGCAGTTGCCATCGGTTGGGCACCAAACCAGCTTCAGAACATCTCACAAGCAACAGCAGACACGATCTGGATCGACAACTCGAAAACGATCTGGGTGCCTGCATGCTTCCCTAGTGGAACATCGTTTCCAACGTGGCCTCCGACAGCGGTAGGTCGCGGCGGCGGAGTCTACGCGATCTGGCAGTACGTCTCCGGCTTCCCGCACAGCTCGCTGGCTCAGCCGTGCTCGCAAGGAGCAACAGCAATCACCATCGCTCCTGCAGTGCCTGGTGGTGTCTACGGGGTCTACTCAGGAACTCCGCTCGTGATTCACGACAACGCGAACACGGAAACGGTCATTGTCGAGTCAGTCAGCGGAACGACTCTCACGCTTTCCGCCGGCACGCAGTTCGCGCACACGCCGCCAGCGTATCCCGATCAGATCCTCGTCTCCGCTATTCCGTGGGTAGTCGAGCAGGCGTGTATTTCACTCGCGTCTTGTTTGATCAAGATGCGTGGTTCACGTGCTGCGCAGCTACCTCAAACGGCTGGCACACCACCTCCAAGGCAAGCGATCATGCAAGCAGGCGGACTCGAAGACTACCAAGCTGCGCTCAGCATGCTGAAGCCGTTCACAACGGTCTATCGCCGCACCGCTAACTGATGAGCCGCAATTCTGTTCGCGCAGCGATCCAGTCGTACTTCAACACGGCAGGAATCCCCAACGTCGGTACCGTCTACGAAGCTCGAACCTACATCAACGAGCAGGACTATGAACAGAATTACATGGGCGAAGTCGTCGCTAGCTCCAACGGCTCTGGTTGTGTGCTCGTCGTCAACCTGACCCAAGACAAGCGCACGCGTCGCGCCGACACAGGGCGCGGTGCAGTGAACGACAGCGTCATCCATTCCGTTGCGCTCGAGCTTTTCTTTGCGTCGACGCTCGGTGATCCGGTCGCTGCACAAAACGACTACGACGCAACCGTTGAGGGAATCATCGACGCGATCCGTACTGACGCAACACTCGGTACCGGCGGCAATCCGATCTGGTCTGCTGGGGAATACTCGCCGTGGATTGATCACCACCAGGCGATGCCCTACACCGATGCAGACGGCATGACTGTTTTCATTCCCGGCGTCGTCTTCTTCGAGGCTTGGGAGTGGGTCGCAGGGCCCGTCTAGGAGGCCACGATGAAGCATGTAAACACCGACAGCCACACACGCGTGTGGCTGCATCTGAAGAACCCCAAAACGTTTGCGACGCTGGAACTCAAGCCGGGAGAGGCGGTCAACCTTCCGTTCACGGTCGATGACCCCTATCTCAAGCCGATGCAGCCTCCAGCGAAGCAGGAACACACGTCGCACAGGAAGCGGCCCGTAAAAGGCCGGAAGTCAACTACCGAAGGAGCCGGCTAAGTAATGCCCGCTTTCCCTGTTTTCAATGCACTACCTGTTGCTGAGACCGAAGTCGGTCTCGCAGTCGAGGCAGTTCGCGGAACCCCGGTGCAGCCTACTACTTGGCTGCCGATCATGGGTCCGAAGTACAAGCCGGATCTGCAGATGTTGATGGACGAGACACTGCAAGGCTCGATGGTGAAGATCTACGACGCGATTCCGGGTCTGCGCCGTGATGGGCACGGCTGGGACGGTTTGCTGTATCTCGACTCCTTCCCAAACATCGTTCGAGGGATTCTCGGCTCGAGCGACACCGTGACCGCAGCGCCCGCCAGCACCACACTAAACCAGATCGCCGCGGCTGGTCAGAGCACGATCTCCACCAATGCGACAGTCGCGTCTGGTTCGTTTATCGTGATCGACACAGGCGTTGGCGTTATGGAGACGCACCTTACCAACGGTGTGTCAGGCAGCGGCCCGTACACGGTGACGCTTGCTTACCCGCTGGCGTACAACCATGCGGTCAACGCTGCGGTGACTGGGCTCAACAAGCACCAGTTCTCGTTGCTGAACAACTCGAACAGCACGAGCAACCAGCCGCCGTCGTACACGATCACGGAGTACGCAGGCGACTTCTGGCGCCAGCTTCCAGCGACGCAGTTCGACAAGCTGACGATCTCTGGTAGCGCAGACGCGCTACCGAAGTACACCATCAGTTCGTTCAGCAACGCAGCGGTCACACCAAGCACCCCGTCCGCGTCGTTCAGTACGACTGAGGCGGCGCCGGGCTGGACACTGATCGCCGCGATCAACGGGGTTCAAGTCGCATATGTGGTGAGCTGGGAAATCGAGATCAACCGCAACGTCAAGTCGGTTCCTGCAGTGACAGGAACACAGGCGTACTACGAGCACTTCGCGGGGCCGATTGAGGCTACTGCAAAACTCGTAGTGCTGGACGATCCGAGCGCTACTCAACTCGGGCTGTACGAAGGCGGAAACAACGTCGGCCCGCTCGACCTGACGCTCTACGACGTGAAATCCGGCTACGCGCTGAACATGCACTCGACCAAAGCGAAGTACACAACCGGCGAGCTCGATCGCTCGAAGGAGTATGTCGAGGTGCCGTTGGATGTTCAGCTACTACCAAGCTCGACAGACGCACTGGCCGGCGGAGTCTCGCCGATCGTTGTTGCGTTCGGGAACGCGCAGACCGCTAGTTACTGATCCAAACAAGGAGGCATGATGAGTCGTACGATTGACATTCCCGGTGGGACTGCGGTCCTCCGGGACCGACAGGATGAGATCCGAGTTCGCGAGCAGCGGATCATCGACACAGCACTTGTGCCGGCGCTGCCTGCCTTTTCGAAGGCGCGCGATCGGAAGGCGTGGGAGACAGACGGTGATGTCGTTCGCTCTTCCAAGCTGACGCGGCAGGAGTCCGTAGCGTTGATGGAGTTCCAGGACGCGCAGGTCATTGCACTGCTTCAGTCCTGGTCGCTGCCGCGTGAGCTGCCGGACATCGACACGATTCAGGATCTCGATCCGCTGCTCTACGCTGCGCTGCTTGACGCGACACGTGTGATTCAGTCGACGACGGACGTATTCAAGCGTCCAGACGTGAACCCGGAGAGCCTCAGCCCCGCGGAGGAGAGCCCTACCGATCCCTCGGGCGACTCCGACAAAAGCTCGAGGGAAGAGAAGGGGTTCGAACCCTTCCAGGAGACCGAGCAATCCTCGAACGCTGGCGAGAGCACAGGTATCGCAAGCTCTATCCCGGACTGACACACGAGCAGTACCTGGATGAGCCGGTCGCAACTGTGGACTGGGCGATCGTCTTCGACAACCTGCAGAACGATCTACGGGCGGCGGCAAACAAGCGAGCAAACGAGAGGCGCTAATGCCTGTTGATGCAGATGGCACACGAGCCGCTTTGGTGGCGCTTGCTAGCCGACTGACTGCAGCGGGAGAGGTGATCGCCAACACAGGCGCGCTACGAGTGCAAGCGCTCGGCATGGGACTGACTCGTGTCGAGACCGGAACAACCCGCCGTTCGTGGCGGACAATGCCTGCAGTCGGTGACGGTGGATCGTGGTCTGCGTCTGTTGGACCGACCACGATCTACGCGCGTCGACTTGAGCTTGGCTTTCTTCCACCGCTGGTGGACTCGCTCGGTCGGAGCTTTCCGAACGACCGCGGCAGACCATACGTGCGCCCTGCTGCGTATGCGTCTCGTTCCCCAATACTGAGCATGGCTCAACAAATAGTTGCGGAGGCGGTGAGAGGTGGCTGACGAAGGTGGTTTGATCCCCCCGATCATTGTCGACGTAATCGTCAACACCGCAGAAGGTGCTGATGCGCTTGATGAGTTTCAGGGCCAAGTCGGGGAGATGGCTGGTGCTGTTGACGCGTCGACCGCTGATGTCTCAGCATCGTTCGATGAGCAAGGCGCTGCTGCTGCTCGCGCAGCTGGGCAGATGTCGCTGTTTGCTGATGATGCAGCAGCCGCTGTCGAACGAGTATCTGCAGCAGCTAGCGAATCAGCAGACTCGATCACTGACTCAGAAGCGCGTGTTGCAGGAGCGGCAAGTGCCTCTGCTGACTCACAGGTCGATTCAGCCGGTCGCGTTGTTGCGGCGCAAACTGCGCTCGCGGACGTGCTGCGAGAGACTGCTGCTAGTGCCGGTGAAGCTGCTGCTCAGCAAGCTGCTGCTGAAGGTGCTTCCGCCGACGAGCAAGCGGACGCCGCTGGCCGCGCGGCTGCTGCTCAAGTAGAAGCATCAGGTGCGATCTCATCCGCTCAGCGAGCTGCGGGCATCGCCGCTGCTGAAGCTGCGCAGGCTGCTGGTCTGAGTGCAGACGAGCAAGTCGCTGCCTCTGACCGCGCGATAGCGGCACAGGCAGATCTAGAAGCCTCCAGCGGTGGTTTGATGGCCCGCATGAAGGGTTTTGCTGGTGGCTGGACTACTTGGCTCATCGGTGCTGCGGCTGCTGCTTACGGAACCGACAAAGCGATCGGTGCATTTGACGCCTTCGATGAGGCGCAAACACGTTTGCAGGTCGCGGTCAAGAACTCTGGGGAATCGTGGGCGTCGTACACTCCAGAGCTCGACAAGGTCATCAAGTCGAGCATGAACCTCGGCTTCAGCCAGCAAGACGTTGTTGGTGTGCTGCAGGCGCTCACAACCGCCACCAACTCGCCAGCCAAGGGCTTCCACGATCTCGGGCTGGCTGAGGATCTCGCGCGGGAGAAGGGCATCAGTCTGAGTGCGGCTGGCCAGATGGTGACGCGCATCTTTGCCGGCTCGAACCGCGCGATCACGCAGATGGGTTTGAACCTCGACATCGGCTCCGCCAAGCTCTCGAGTCTTCGCACCGCGACTGAGGCTGTTACCTCTGCACAGCTTGGCCTCAAGAACACACAGAAGGAAATCGCAGATGGTGCGATTCAAGGGACCGAAGCTGAAGAGGATCTCTCTGCTGCCCACCTGAAGCTCTCGCAGGCTGAAGAGAAGGTCTCGCTCGACCACAAGACTCTCGCCACGATTACCGAAGCGTTGACACAGCGCACCAAAGGCGCCGCACAAGCGTTTGGCCAGACGCTCCCCGGCCAGCTCGACATCGCAAAAGCCTACCTCGATCACTTCGCAATCGAAGCCGGTGAGCATGCGCTCCCTGCTATCGAAGATCTCATTCACGGAGTCGAGTACCTCGTTTCAGGATTTGAGAGCGGTAAAGGTGTCTTCGGTCAGATCGATAGCGCCGTGTCGACATTCGCGAGCGTACTTGAGGATGCATTCAATGTAGCTAAGTCTGTCTACGAAGCAACGTGGCCGGCGATTGAAGAGTCGTTCAAGGGGCTTGTCGATACCTTCGAAGGAGTCGCTGAACTCATAAAGGGTGTTGTCACACTCAACTTTGGGGAGATGTGGGACGGTGTCAAGGACATCTTCGATGGCGCCATCGACAGCATCAAAGCGTTGTTGATGGAGTTTGAGGAAGTCTTCAATCTGATCTTCGGCGGCTTGATCGGTTCGATTGGTTCAGCCGCCTCATCTATATGGCACTCAGTCGAGAGCGTTTTTGAATCAGGGATTGATGCTGTCGAGTCTGTAATCCGTGGCGCAATAGACGATGTCGAATCAGCAGCTAAGACTGTGTGGGACGGAATAGCTTCAGCAGCGACCGCTGCTTGGAATGCTGTCAACAGCGCAGTCGGTGGGCTACTCAGCAAAGCCATCGCTGCGGTCGGCGATTTCGTATCCGGCATGTTCTCGGCCGGCGTCGATCTAATCAAGGGGCTCATCAACGGCGTTGAGAGCATGGTCGGTAGCGCTATTGATTCTGTCAAGCATCTCGGATCAAGTCTTGTTGATTCCATTGGTGACACACTCGGAATCCATTCACCGTCCACGGTTTTCTTCGATGTCGGTACCAACATCGGACAAGGTCTTGCGCTCGGGATGGAGGCGAGTAGCACTCGCGTAACAGAAGCCGCGAAGAAGCTAACCGCTGCGGCAACAATCTCGCCGGCTGCAATCCCGCCGATACCTATCTCCTTCACATCTAGTGGCGCACCGGGGCAAGCTGCATCAGCACCAACTGCTCTCACACAAGAAGTCGAGAACGCGTGGGTCACAGCTGCTCAGAACATCGAGACGGTTGTCGACACGGCAATTCAGAACAGCACCACCAAGCAATCGACCGCGATCACCAACGCCGCGAACAAGCAAACCGCGGACATCAGCGCAAATGCGGAGAAGGGGTCGAAAGCTCAGCAGTCCGCGGCGACCAAAGAAGAAGCTGACATCAAAGCTGCCGCTGCTCAACACGTCAACGCGGTGAAGGCTGCAGCGACGCAAGAGGAGAACGCCGTCAAGACCGGGCAGAGCACGTTGTCGAGCCTGATGTCGGCGATCACAAGTAACTCGCAGTCGTCGCTAAACGAGACGCTCGCTGGCATCACAAGCACGAGCATGTCCAAGACTGAAAAGGAATTGGTCGCGACTCACCAGTCAGCGTTGAAGACTCTTGCCGCTGAACTCGTCACCACCTACCAGCAGGCGTTGGCTGCGCAAGCTGATGCGAATCAGGCTGCTGCTATCACTGCGGCGGAGACTGTCGCCCACGATACGGCAGCGGCTGCTACGCAGGCGTTGACGGATCAAGCTCAGGTGCTCTCTGATCAGGTTGCTGAGCAAGGCTTGACCGGCTGGGACTTGCTCGCGCAGCAGGCAAAGGTCGCCGTCGATCAGGTCACACAGCAGCAGGACCAGCTCGTCGGCCAAGCTCAGCTCGGGGTCGATGCAGCTGCGGGTGGGACTCAGTCTCAACAAGCATCGGCCGCTGCAGCTCTACAGCAGGCACAGGATGCCGCTGCTGCGGCTGAGGCAACCGCCAACCAGGCCTATACCGTTGCTGAGGCGATGGCCAACCAGCAGGACAACCTCTCCACCAACGGAGGGTCTACGGTCGCTGCCCCTGTCTTCAACATCACTTCCGCGAGCACGGACCCGCTCCAGACAGCGCAACAGCTCTATCAGGAGATCCTGCCGCTCATCACCGCGACTCTGACTGCGCAGGCTGCCTAATGGCTTTTCCTTCCCCGTCTCTGGTCGTCCCCACACTCGCTAATTACCAGTTCAACTACAACAACGCGTTGACGTTTGGTGCCGGCACGGCGTGGGGATTCCTGAAAGCACAGGGATTCGATCTCGCGTCAATCGCCAACAAGGATGTTCAGCGGCCACGCGACTTCGGGATGATCGTCGGGCTCGATGTGTACTCCGACCGCACGATCACCTTCGACATGTGGATGAAGTCGGACGGAGTTTCGCTCCAGGATGCGCAGTTGCAGTTGGCTGCTGCGTTTCCGATTGAACCAGACAGCGACACCTATCCGCTGTGGTTCCAGCTTCCGAACCTACCGACCCAGTGCATCATGTGCCGAGTCCGCAAGCGCTCGATCGACATCGACAGCGACTATAGCGCTGGAGGCGTCGCAAAGCCGAAGCTGGTGCTGCACGCTACGGACCCCCGGATCTACGGTCAAGGACAGAGCAGCACTCTCGCACTCGGCGGTACCATCGCTACTGGGTTAGGTCCGTTTCCGGTTGGCCCATTTCCAGTCACCTTCGGTGTCGGTTCGCAGGTCACGACTATCGTGGTCAACAACACCGGCAACTGTGAGATGCGCCCGCTGGTGATCTTCAACGGGCCACTGACGAACCCGTTCATCACCAATTCGACGCAGTCTGCGACGCTCACAGTTTCGAATCCGCTGCAGGTTAGCTACACCGTGCTTGCCGGAGACCAACTCTCGATTGATCTTGATCTGCACACGATCACGTACTACCCCGGCGGCATGTCAAGTGGTGCAGCGAGCTACACCGTCGCCAACTACCTCACATCGACTTCTACTTGGTGGGATATCGCAGCTGGGAACAACACGATCCAATTCGGATCTGCGGACTCAGTCAACACGGGTGGTACTTGCGTCTTCGAGTGGGCTCCAGCCTGGCAGCTGTAAATGGGGATTCCGTCTGTAAACACAGTGACGGCGAAGTTTTGCTACGCGCTCGGCTCGAGTGCGGGCCAGTTGATTGCGGAACTCCCAGTTACAGACCTGTCTATGACGCTCGCAATGAACGGCGCTGGCCCGTGGCGCTGTTCGCTGCCGGTAGAGGATCCTCGAGTCGCAGCACTGGGTTGGCGACTCGCAACGATTCCTTACCAGACAGCGATGTGGCTCGACATCAACGGTGTCCTTATAGGTGGCGGTCCGGTGCTTGGCCGCAAGTACACACTGAGTCAGCAAGCCGTCAAGCTCAACGGAGCGGAGCCGGGCTGCTACTTCGCGAATCGTCTCCAAGCTCAGGACTACGCGAACTACACGGACGCAAACGGCAACGAGTGGGCATCTGGCGGCGCACCGGCTATTGAGATCGGCTACACGCTGATGTACGACGCGCTGAACACCACAAGCACAACTGGTGGGGCGCTGAGCCCTTACAACGCGTACAGCCTTCCGATCACTCTCGTTCAGGATGGGACAGCAGCGGCAGCTGACTACGTCACTGCAACATTTCCGCTGACGCAGCGTCAGACAATCCAGTCGATGCTTACTCAGCTGACAGGGATGAGCTACCAGGTCGGATTCGATTGGATTCACACACCGACCTACGTCGGTGGTCTCCCGTCGATGATCTGCGCGTTGTACTACCCGCGCGTCGGGCTTGCAGCTGGTGCTTCAACAGCGAGGATTGACCTTGCTGCAGTGCTGGACTTCGAATACGACGAAGACGCAAGTGTGATGAGCAACGGTATCGTGGAGATGCTGGGCGCTAGCGGCGGTGTAAGTTCAGAGAACTACACCGCAGCATCCTTTGCCACCGGCTGGCCTTTGCTAGAGCAAGTCGTCTCGCACGCCAGCTTCAGCCCAGCCCAACTCCCAGCAGCGGTGCTAGCAGCATTTCTCGCCGCGGATCTGGCGCAATACTCCTACCCTGTCACTGTCGCAACAGTGACGCTCCCGTTGTTCAACTCCATGCTGCCGCTCGGGAGTTTCACTATCGGGCAGGATGTCGAGCTGAACGTGTATGGTGCCGCTGGCTCACAAGCACCAACCAACCCGCGGTTTCCAAAAGGTCTCAGCTATTGGTTTCGCATCGTTCGCTGCGACATCAACATACCTTCTTACGGGGTGCCGACTATGGCGTTGACGTTGAACATTCCACCGAATACGACGCCTATCCAACCCCCTTCACCGTAATGCCAAATCCGATCATGCCGTCGTCGCATCGGCTGGCGCAAGTCATCGCTTCGACAAAGAACACAGCAGACGCGCTGAGCCAGCAAACTTATACGTTCCAAGCGATCACAAACTTTGGCGCGAACGTCGCTGCTAACACGACTATTGATCCGGCAGCGCCGCCGCAGTACCGGATTGAAAGCGGCGGCGTGCAGCTCCGTTGTCGTGGCCAGATCATAACCACGGGCAGTGTTGCACAAGGCGCAACGCTCTTTACGCTGCCGTACGCGCCGAACGAGGAGGGTTTGTTTCCGGCCTTGGCCTTTTCCGTGAACAGCGGCACGGTCTTGACCATTGGTCTCCGAGTAGTCGCTCTAACAGGCGCTGTGGTTCCCTACGCCGGATCGCTTGCAACAAACACCATTATTTTTCTCGACCCGATCAACATCGGCATTCTTTCTTAGGAGGTTGTAGTGAACAAATGGACTGTCGTCGCATCGGGGGCTGCTGGCAAACGTGCCAGTCTGCTCACTCATCTAGACCGCTCGGGCCTTGCTGATGCTTCTCAACAGCCGGCGGTGAATCCTTCGCACGGTCTGCCACTCGGCCCGAAGACTGACAGTTGGGTGACGTTTCTCACAGACGACATCGAGGGGCCGCGGGAGATCATCCACGCACACGGCTGGCGCCAGCGGCTGCACTGGCTGACACCTCCTTGCAGTGTTTGCGAAGGGACTGGACAGAACACCAGCGGCCAGCCTTGTCCGGTGTGTAATGGCGAGGGCTTGCGCAACGAGCCGTCTCCATACCTGAATCCTGTTGACCGACTTGACGCAAAGGGCGTGATCTGAGGTGGCACAAGAAACTCCTCCGTATGTCATCTCCGCCTCCTCGCACTCAGCGGCGCTGTTTCGCCAGATTCTGCAGTCGCTGATCCAGGGTGCCGGCGTCGTTGGCTCTACCGATTACGCGGTCACACAAAACGGCGGCGGCAACCTCTCCGTCAACGTTGCTCCAGGCATCATCTGGGTACCTGGAACGCAAGGGTCAACAACGGGGATGCAGCAGAACGCTAGCTCTCAGTCCAGCGTATTCTCTGCTCTCTCCGCGAACTTTCAGCAGCAGGGTAGCTACGTCGGTTACAACGACGCGTCGACCAACCTCTCTGTTGCTTCCAACTCGTCTGGTAATCCACGCGTCGATAGCGTCTGCGCAACGGTCAATGATGCTTTCTACAGCGGCTCGACGAACCAGATCATTCTACAAGTCGTCGAGGGAACGCCGGCCGCGTCACCAGTAGCGCCGACGATTCCGAACAACAGTGTCGTACTCGCCAACCTAGCTGTAGCCAACGGTGCGACTCAGATTCTCACCGCGAACATCACGGACTATCGTCCGTTCCTTGCTCTCGGACCGCAAATCGGAACCCCTCACGGTTCACTCGCAGCCTACACGCGGGCAGCCAGCGCGACAGTGCAGCCCGGAGAGATGTCGATCGTTACTGGCGCGTCACTAACGATGACGTTGCCGACGACACCACGGAACGGGACGACGAATACGATCATCGCGCAGGGTGCCTCAACGACGATCAGCGGCTCGATCAACCACTACGCGACGACAGGGCTCTCGTCGCTGGTGATCCCGCAAGGAATGCTCATCGCGTTGACCTACATCGGCGGCATCTGGTACGTGGTCGATGGCGGCTTCTCGCCGGGCTATGAACTCGGCACGCAACAGTATGCGCCGGCCTCCATACAGACTTATGCCCTGACCACCAGCATGGCGCTGCTCGATGCGACGAACTTGACGCTTGCGTTCATTGCACCACCAGACGGGAATGCCGATATTCACACGCAGATATCTGCAGCAACAGGCGCGGTCGCGGACCCTGCAGTGCTTGGTATCCTGAACAATAGCGGTGGCGGCCAGCTCGGCTACGACAACAACTTCATCGTTACCGGCAGCGCGACGCTGCTCGTTTGCCGGTTCCATCTGACCGGGCTAACTGCTGGCGCTCTGCAGATCAATCTCGCTGGCTCATCGAGCGCTGTTTCGGAAGTCTCGGTGTATGCACAGGGCTATACTGGGGGCGGCAACGCGAGCAAGGTCGGCCCGGCACTGATACAAGCGTTCGCAGCGTAAGGAGGCAAGATGACTAACAAGCAACTCGTGAAGGTACTTGAAGATCGTGGGCTGCAAAATGCGCAAGACATCATCGACGCTTTCAATCAAGGCGGCGGCGCTGACGACCGAATTCAGTGGAGTCTTGCAGCTGTCTGCGCAACGGTTCAAGACGAATCTGGTGGCCGCAACGTCTTTGGGGACGACCCTGCCGGTGACGCACTTCCACGGATGTGGTTTGGAACTCCTGTCACGCACACCAAATACGTCGTCTATAGATGGCGCCGCAATCACGGTATGACTCCAAATGGAGTCGGCCCATGTCAGCTGACATCGGCTAGTCTGCAAATCGAAGCAGAAAAACTTGGGGGTTGCTGGAAGCCGATTCCGAACATGCTTGTCGGGTTCCACTTCCTCAAGGAACTCTTCATCGAGCATGGCTCAGCTCGACTCGGCTACCAGTTCTACAACGGCTCAGGACCAGACGCGGTAGCGTATGGGATTCGGCTCGACGGGTTCCGCCAACAGTGGCAGGGCTGGATCAATGCCGCCACTTGATGACGAAGCCGTCAACGGAGACATTCTCCCGGTCGAAGGTGACGCTTACACCGTTGCGCTCGAGCGCTGCATGCAAGGCTTCATCGTCGGCTTGCATCCGATGCAGGACGGGCTCATCCATCTCGTTACAGCGGTAGCTGCCTCCGAACGCGCGTGTGCTGAAGCTCTGAATCCAGATCTGAACATTCGCGGCATGTTCCTTGTACGAGCGTTGATGGCGCAACACGATCTGCTTGCACAGACGATCGACGGCGAAACATGAACATCAACAACATCGCCGACATCCTCCTGATCGTGATGGGTCTCTTCGGGGGCGGCGGGCTCGTCGCGTTGTGGCGCGCGGGCGGTACACGCGCCGTTCGCGAAGCACGCCTGGACCGCGTCGCCGACACAGTGCTTGGGCGCGCTGACGACCCCAAAGACGAGGGACTGATCGCAGTGGTGCGACATCATACCGAGCAACTCGATCAGCTTCTCTACGTGCTTACCCCAAACGGCGGCTACGGCAAGCACGTTGGTGATGTAGCACTTCGCACCGAAAACGCGGTCAAGGCGCTCGACGCGAAGGTGACTGAGAACATCGGCGCCAACGAAGAAGCACACCGCGGCTTCCGCCGGCAGTTAGACGCGCAAGGCCGCCGGCTTCGAGAGCTGAGCAAATGACGACTCGCTGGCGAATACTGCTCACTGGTGGCAGCGTGCTGCTGCTGGCGACACTCGTGATGGTCGTCATCGCGTTGTCGGAGCTTTCGTCTTACGAGAGCAGCCAATTCAAGAACCGCGTCAAGAACGTCGCAACGTGGTGCAACGGCATAAACACCGTCATCGACTACGACCTCGCGTTTGTCTCGAAGTTTCACGTCTTACCATACACACTGAAGAATCTTCCCTGCGCAGCTATCGAGCAAAAAACGGAGGCGTCCGCGAAATGAACACGAGACCTGCACTCTTCGGTCGATTCCAGACCCCAGAAGCACCCAGCGCTCTGCTGCGACTCCATCTACACGACGAAGCAACACCGCTGCATACCGTCGACTGGGAGCCGAATGCAGGCGTACTCGATCAGCAGGATCTGCTCGCTCAGGGGATCGAGACATCGTCGTTCATCCCCGGCTGCAAGACCAACGTCAACGAACTCGGCTCGTGTACAGCCAACGCGACGATCGTCTACCTGTCGAACATTCTGCGGTCGGATCAGTTCTCAGATCTTCCAAAGACGCTGGGGATTGCCCCTAACGGTTCTCGCCCGTTAGCTTACGACAACGTGGTGCTAGGCGAGGAAGCCGCCATCGGTTTCTATCACCGCTGCACCGACCAGACCGGGACACCGGCCCAGGAGTGGCCGCCAACGGATTGCGGTTCGAGCGGACCATACATCTTCGAGTACCTGAAGCACCTCAAACTCGTCTCGACTGAGGCGATTGCCCACGGCCCACAGAACCTCGTCTCGCTTCTGCAGAAGGGCGCAGTGCTGGTTGGCCAGCCCTTCCTCAACGCCTGGATGGAGCCGGGACCAGACGCAATGATCGACGGCAACGGGACTGTCACCACAGTTGAGAGGCAGATTCAGGATGGTGTCGCTGGTGGTCACGAGACGGTCATCACGGCGATCGAGAAGCTCGTGCTCAACAACAACGGACAGGTCAATCCGTGGGAGACGATCATCCGCCTGCGGAACTCGTGGGCGAAAAGCTGGGGCGATCACGGCAGCTATCGGGCGCACCTGAGCACGTACACCGTGATCCTCGGCCAGTATTGCGACTTCAGGCAGCCAACCGTATGAGCGAGACAATTTACCCTGAAGGAGAAGATCGATGAGCCCCAGCATCCCCGTCACCTACCCGTCCGGTGAGACACAGACCTTCGAGGTTGACGTGACCACCGGGCCTGCTGCGCCGAGCACCAAGAAGATCGTGACTGCCGTGTTCGGGACCGGCAAGAATAAGGTCACAATGAAGATCACGCCGGGTGCTGTCGCGGAGCCTACGCCACCATCTCCCACGCTCGCGATCACAACGACGGAGTTTCCGCCGGCCGTTGAGGGCGTCGCGTACACAGCCCAGCTCGAAGCCTCGGGCGGCACGCCACCATTTTTGTGGGTGAACCAGGGCGGTCTCGCCGATGGCCTGCACATCGACGCGACGACTGGCGCGGTGTCCGGGGCGGTTGATATCGGTGCGAACACCTACACCGCCCAGATCCAGGTGACGGATAGCAAGGGCGTGATCGCGCACGCCGCGATCGCGATGGTCGTCACAGCCGCCCCCACACCACCACCGTCTCCTCCTCCCACACCGCCAGGCGGCTATCAGCCGTCGCTGCCGGCCGATCTCGCGTCGCTCGTGGACCCCAACAGCATCCTGTTCGACTACGACTTCGCGACCCAAGGCGAACCAACCTGGGGCGACGTGTTCGTCAACAGCTGGTTTGGCGGCCAGGAGTTCAACGGCAAAGCGAACTTCAGCCTCGCCAACCTGTCCTTCACCGACGAGGGCATGGTGTTCGCCTCAACCGACAACGGTGACATCGGCGTGATGGTCAACACCGACCTACGCCAGAACAGCAAGGGCTACCAGTACCAGTACGCCTACGTCGAAGCGCTCCTGAATTGTCCGGCGGACGCGAACTGGTTCACGTTCTGGACCGCCGCGCAGGGCGACCCGAACGGCGGCGAGAACGACATCATCGAGTTCGATGGCCCGAACGCATGGACCTCGAACTACCACTGGGCTGGCGGCGGCTCGAATGACACGCCGGGGCCCCAGTATCCGGGCCAGTGGATCAAGTACGGGCTGATCGCCACACCCGACACCTACTACGTCATCTGGAACGGCGAAGTCGTCCGCCAGTACACGAACGAGGACGCCGGCGCCGAGCATTACCTGCTGTTCTCCAGCGGCACAGCCGGGGCGTTCCAGGCGAGCGATAGCCCGACAACGATCGGCCGGGTGACAGTGTGGGCGCTCGCGTAGATCTGATAATCTACAGCTTGCTGTAGGTTCCCCTAGCTAGGAGGTCATCACTTGATCAGCACCATTCAGACCGCAGCTGCCGCCTTCGTTGTCGAGGTCGGTAATGCGCTCGTCTCGTTCAGCGTCTTCGGACAGAACCAGGCGACGGTCATTGAGAACGCAGCGGTCGGCTTGCTGGCGCTCGGGCTGGCCATCGGCCAAGCCATCGAGAACCACGGCAAGAGCACGGCTGCGGCGAAGTAACCAAGCAACTCGATTCGATAGGAGGGCATCGCAACCGCGGTGCCCTCCTTTTTCATCCTTCCAAGGAGGAACGGTGCCGAAGCCAGAACCTGATCTGTCTGAGTTCGTCGCGCTGACTCGGAAAAGCCTTTGCAAAGTTGCCTACACGCTAGGCCAACTACCGACCGCGGAGCGAGTCAATCTAGAAGCAGCATTAGCTTGCGACAACGGACGTTTTCCGCACAACGTCATTCGCCGTTGGATTGTTGCAAAGGCGCCGGAGCTCGGCGCTATGATGCCTACTACGGAGGGTATCGCCAGACATCGAAAGAAAGAGTGCTCCTGTGGCTAACCTGTCCGAGTTCGACAAGCTCACAGAGGTCGAAGACCTACGCGGAGCGTTACGCAACGCGCAAACTGCGCTGAGTAAAGCCAAGCGCAAGAACGAAGCACTCGTCGCCGCTACGCTGCAAGGCGCGCATGATGCGATGGTCGCGTTAGGGCCGATCCCCGCTGTCCCGAAACCGCAGTTTGATCTGAAGGGCGTTCCTTCCAAGAAGGAGGAAGTTGCGCTTTGGCATCTCACCGACTGGCAAGGCGCAAAGACGACTACCTCCTATAACACCGCGGTGATGAAGGAGCGGATGATCGCGTACTGCCGCAAAGCACAGAACCTGACAGGGATACAGCGCACGCACCACCCTATTCGCAAGGGGGTTATCTTCTTCGGTGGCGACATGGGCGAGGGCTTGTTCCAATTCCCGCAGCAGCCGTTCGAGATCGACATGTCGCTGTTCCAGCAGTTCGCGGTCATCGCACGTGTCGAAGTCGACGTAGTCCGCGCAGCACTCGCGACATACGAAGAGGTCGAGGTCGTCTCCGAGTGGGGCAACCACGGACGCATCGGCAGCAAACGAGCATCTGTGCCTCTCGCTGACAACTTCGACCGCATGACCTACGAACTCGCACGGGCACTCATCCAAGACAGCCCAGACGCCGAGCGTGTGAAGTGGGTCGACTCTGAAGAAGACATCCAGCACATCGAGATCGGCAACTACCACGCGCTCGGTATCCACGGCGACGAGGTTGGGCGCAACGGCTTCGCGTCGCGGACCACGGTCGTACGACGCTGCAACGACTGGGCAGCCGGTGCACATGACTGGGCCTTCCGGGACGTCTACGTCGGGCACTACCACTTTCACGGCGAAGACCCGCTCTCAAACGGCTGGGGCCAAGTCTTCTGGACAGGCAGCCCGGAGAGCGACTCCCGTTACGCCTCTGACAAGGTCGGTTCTGGCAGCCGCCCAAGCCAGCGTCTGCACTTCATCGATCCTGAGAAGGGTCGCGTCACGAATCAGTATCGCGTTTGGCTCGACTAAACCTGCTACGATGGCACGCGCAACACCCTCTCCTCCCTCAAATGGGCCTGTATCTTCGGATACAGGCCCATTTGCTTTGATGGCTCACCAGCGAGCCGGCGTCGAGTTCCTCAAGCACCGACCGCGCGCGGCGTTGTTCGACGAACCTGGTTTAGGAAAGAGCGCCCAAGCTCTACTCGCCGCGGTTGAACCAGTGCTCGTAGTCGCTCCGGCGATGATTCTCGATGGCGGGGTCTGGGATGACGAGATAGAACGATGGTGCCCTGGTGCGAGCGTTCATCAGGTCAGCTACTCGTCGCTGTCGGAACGGACGAGAACGGTCAGTGGGGGGTCTTCCGCGACAGGTGCACTTCGCGCTGATCTCGCCCGCGAGTGGGGTACCGTCATCTTCGATGAGGCGCACTACTTGAAGGGCCGCAAGACGAAATGGACACGCGCAGCCATCGAGCTTGCGAAGAAAACCGATCGTCTTGTCGAGCTAACTGGGACGCCGATTCCCAACTGGGCCCACGAAGCTTTCGTGCTGCTGCAGTTGATCTACCCAGAGGAGTCGCGGGCCGGCCAACGGCTCGGCAGCTACTGGCGCTGGGCCGCAGAGTGGTTCGAAGTCGGGCCGCTTTACTCACGCAAGGGCCTCAAGCTCGCAGACATGGCGGTTGGTCCGTTCCGCGAAGACAAGCACACCTGGGAAGAGTTTGCAGCTGTCAACTGGGGAGACCGCTGTCTGCGCCGGCTCCGCGAAGAGTGCCTCGATCTACCGCCGATGACCCGCCACACGATTCTAGTAGATATGGGGCCGGCACAGCGTAAGGCGTACCGCGAACTCGCGCGTGACTTTGTGACGTGGCTCGACTCCGGTGTCGAGGTATCGGCGTGGAACAATGCAGCGCAGCTAATCAAGCTCTGCAAGTGCTCGACAGGCCTCGACGTGCTCGACGCGGAGACAAAGGGTAGCGGCAAGCTCGACGCACTCGAGCAACTACTGGCCGACCGGGAACTTCCAACACTAGTCGTGGCGCACTTCCGCGATACGGTCGACGCCTGCGCTCGGCGTGCAGAGGCTGCTGGTCGCAGCGCGGTCGTAGTCCGCGGCGGAGTATCGAAAGCGAACCGCAGGCAAGCTGTGCGCGCATTCCAGCGCGGCGAAGTCGACGTGCTCTGCGCGACGCTCGACACGATCAGCGAAGGACTGACGCTCACGGTCGCTGATCAGGTGATCTTCGTTGAACGCAGTTGGCGCCCTAGCCGCAACGAGCAGGCGCTGCGCCGGATACACCGCATCGGAACAAAGCGGCCGGTATCGGCCATCGACTTGGTTACACGCAAGAGCTCGGACGAGCGCGTTCTCGCTGTGCTTGCTGCGAAGAACGATCAGCAGATGGCCGCTCTCGATGTTGCTACACTGCGCGGTCTAATCGACTAGGAGAGGAGCCAATGACCGTCTGGTGGGCACTGCTCTACGTTCAGGTCGCTACGTTTGTCGTGCTCGGCAGCTACTACCTCGCGCACGGCAACTGGCGGCTCGGTACGGCGCAACTGCTACTCGCTGCGGTGCAGGCGATCATCTACAGCGCCGGTCTATAAGGGCTTGACAAACCAGCTTCGATGCTTTACTGTTGTCGCATGAATCAAGCAACCCCAACGAAGGAAATGTATCGGCGCGTCGTTCCTGACAAGCGCGAAGTCGAAGCGCATTGTCTTGAGTGCGGCTGCCGCTTCATCCCGATCAACGGCGCAACGGTCTGCGATCCGTGTAGTGCTCCCGATTACGAGCCACAGCGATAGCAAGAGAGGTCAATGATGGCAAAGCCCACACACACAATTGACGAAGCGCTCAAGAACTTCGACCTGATCAGCGGCGCCGGGTCGGAAGACTCGAAAGAGGCGTGTGCGATGACGCTGCTCGCTTGGGTCGCTGGGCGCGAGTGGACCGACCGCCCTCCGTGCGCGCATCGATTGATTCGAAACGAAGTCGTCCAGGTCAACGATGCTAGCGGTACGACCAAGGCGATGCGCACAGCGATTGTCAAGGCTGGCGAGACGGGCATCCTTGATACGTGGTGGATCACTGACCAGGTAATCGTCTGGGCATTCGCTACGCCGAAGGGGCAGAAGCGCTCGACGAGCCGTTACAAGCTTCTTCTAGCCGCGCTCGAGCGGATCTCGGCTTGGAAGCTTGACAAGGGCCTGCCGCCCACACTTTGCGAGGCGGACCTCTCCGGGGCGAACCTCTCCGGGGCCAACCTCTCCGCGGCCAACCTCTACGGGGCGAACCTCTACAGGGCGAACCTCTACAGGGCAATTGGTACACCACTAGGAAGGATGCTGCCCGGTTGGGCGCTCGACGATGCTGGTTTGTGGATGAAGTCGTGAGCGTTGACCGCAAAGCAGTGATGCTGGAGATGCTCGTCACTGGCGCGACGTTGCAGGAGGTTGCTGACTTCTTCGGTCTTACCAAGCAGCGGGTCTCGCAGATCGTTGGGCCAGACCCCGAAGGGAAGCGACGAACGACAAGTCGGCAAAAGCACCGTGAGCATCGCTATGTGGAATTCAAGCTGACGCACAGCAACGAAGTTCTTGAAGCGCGTCGCAGCGGTCATTCGATTGCTCGAATCGCATATGGCCGGCATTTACCTTACGACTTCGTTCGGCGAGTTATCGCTGATGCTGGGTTACCGTCCAACTGGACAGGAGGTGCAGGGAAATGATCGAGATTCGGAACGTCGACGGGTCTGTGCTTTACACAGCTAAGTCGGCTACAGACGTACGTCAGGCGCTACAGGAGGCAGTCGCGCAGCACGCCAACCTCTCCGGGGCGAACCTCCGCGAGGCGAACCTCTCCGAAGCAAACCTCCGCGAGGCGGACCTCTCCGGGGCGAACCTCTACGGGGCGGCCCTCTCCGGCGCCGACCTCTACAGGGCGAACCTCTCCGGGGCGGACCTCCGCGAGGCGAACCTCTCCGGCGCCATCCTCTCCGGCGCCAACCTCTCCCGCGCCGACCTCTACGGCGCCAACCTCTACGGCGCCAACCTCTCCTGGGCGGGCCTCTGCGGAGCGACCCTCTGCGGAGCGAACCTCTCCAGGGCGGACCTCTCCGGCGCCATAGGCATCGCTCCCGAGCTCTCGACCGACCTGCTCCTACTTCTAGATCAGGTCGGCAAGATCCGTGCCTACAAGCTCGTGACGAGTGACCTGCGAAGCCCGATCAACGACAAGCAGCGCCTGAAGTAC